CAATCCAGAAAATGACATGCATCTTCGTACGGTAAATTACTTCTGTGAGCTCGATAACGATTTACAATTAACTTCAGTTAAGCGAATTGACACGACTAAATTAGATAAAGAACCTATATGGGAATTTGTTGGTTTAGAAGATGGTCGTTTAACTCGATGGAATGGTAAATTGGTATTGTGTGGGGTTCGTAGAGATACCAAAACCAATGGAGAAGGTCGTATGGAAATATCTGAATTAGAGGTAACTAACAAGACTGTTAAAGAAGTTAAACGCAGTAGAATTGAACCTCCAGTTGATGCTAATTCATATTGTGAAAAAAATTGGATGACTGTAACGGACTTACCAAATCATTTTGTTAAATGGACTAATCCAACAGAGTTAGTAGAAGCGTTTCCGGAAGAAGGTCAATCGATCCAAAGAGTAGTTAAACCAGGAGTAGGACCTTTACAAAATTTAAGAGGTAGCTCTCAAATCATTCCATATAAAGGAAAGCNCATTTGTATTATTCATGAAGTAGATTTATTTAAAAATAAATTAGAACAAAAAGATGGTAAATACACTCATCGATTTGTTATCTGGGATAAAGATTGGAATATAGAACACGTTTCAGATTCATTTAATTTCATGGGAGGCGAAATTGAGTTTTGTTGTGGCTTAACTGAATACAAAGATGATTTACTAATTAGCTTTGGATTTCAAGATAATGCAGCGTATATATTAAAAATGCCAAAAACATTTTTTGAAAGTTATATTGAAAAGTCAGCAGGACCTAATTTCAAATGGAACCCTAAAAAAGATTATTGGAGACTTACTCCATATCCAACTTTGGAATTTACAACTTCAATACCTCCTAAAGGATGTGTAATTGATTGTGCATTTTGTCCACAAAAGACTTTGCTAAATGTATACGATTCAGATAAAACAATGACTTTGGAAAATTTCAAAAAGGTAATTGATAAATTACCAAAAGAAATAAGAATTACATTTTCTGGATTTACAGAACCTTGGTTAAATAAACATTGCACTGATATGCTTTTATATGCTCATGAACAAGGTCATCCAGTATCTGCATTTTCAACCGGAGTAGGTATGACGCTAGATGATGTTGAGCGAATCAAAGACATTCCATTTACTCAAGGACCAAATGGAGGATTTTGTTTACATTTACCAGATCAAGAATTAATCGCTAAACATCCAATTACTCCTAGATACATTGAAGTAATTAAACGCTTTAAAGAATTAGAAAATCATATTCAAGGATTTTATGTAATGAGTATGAGTGAAGTGCATGATGATATCAAACCAATCTTTGCAACAGCACACGTTCCAGAGTTTTGGTCTAGAGCAGGTAATTTGTTAGGAGAAGCTATTATCAAACCAGAGTTAGCTAAAATTGCAGATCGATTTAAACATATGGATCATGGTGATAAACAAATGACTTGCAATTGTATAGAAGATTTATATCACAATGTAGTTCTTCCTAACGGAGACGTTTCATTATGTTGTATGGATTATGGATTGAAACATATTCTAGGAAACATATATGAACAAGAGTATGAAGACATTATTCCAAGACCATTGCAATGCTTTTCACTTTGTCAAGGATGTGAAAATGGTATAGAACCTAAAAATAAAAAATAAGTTATGAGTTTACAATATTGGTTAGACAATTATATATTAGATCCTAAAAATCAAGAAGTCATTTTCAATTTAGGTTGGGAATATGAAAAAATAGGACAAACGGCTTCAGCTGCTGGATATTATTTACGCAGTGTGGAGTTTGGTAAAGACAATGATAAAATATACGAAGCGCTTTTAAGGATGTCAATTTGTTTTGAAAAACAAACAAATAGAACATTTACTATTAAAGGAGTTCTTTTACGAGCTATATCTTTATTACCTAAAAGACCTGAAGCTTATTTTTTACTAGCTCGTGTATATGAGCGAAATAAAGATTGGCAGGAAGGTTATACTATATCAGAGTTAGGAATGCAATTTGCAACAGACAAACCAAATACTCATACAGATGTAGAGTATCCAGGCGATTATGGATTGCCATTTGAAAAAGCAATTTGTGGTTGGTGGATAGGGTTATGTGACGAAACTATAGCATCACTCAGATATATACATCAAAATTACAATTTAGCACCTGTATATAAAACAGCTGTTGAAAACAATCTTAGGAATTTAGGAAACTCTTGGAAAGAGCCAATGATTTATACTCAAGATCAATTCAAGCAATTAAAATATAAATTTCAAGGTGCCGAAACAATTGAAAGAAATTTCTCTCAATGCTATCAAGACTTATTTGTTTTATCTATATTAAATGGAAAACGAGATGGAACTTATTTGGAAATTGGTTCGGCAGATCCATTTTATGGAAATAATACAGCGCTATTAGAAACACATTTTAACTGGAAGGGACAGTCTATAGATATTAATCCTATAAGTGTAAGCGACTTCAGAAATAGAAGGTTAAATCAAGTAATAGAGGGTGATGCGACGAATATAAACTATGAGAGTTTGCTAACAGATCCAATTATTGATTATTTACAAATAGATTGTGATCCACCTAGTATTTCATATGAAACTTTATTGCAAATTCCATTTTGGAAACATAAATTTCGAGTAATTACTTTTGAACATGATGCTTATGTCGACGATACAAAAAGCGTAAGAGATAAGTCTAGAAAGTATTTAGAGTCTTATGGATATAAATTAGTCGTGGCAAATATAGGTCCGGACGCATATTCTCCTTATGAAGATTGGTGGGTTCATCCGGAATTAGTAGATGTTCATTTAATAGAAATAATGCAATCTGTTGGTAATGCAACTAAAAAAGCAGATATTCATATGTTAATCACATAGTTTCAAAAGAACAGCCCATAATTATTAATGTACATTTTAAGTAATGTAAAATTTAATAAATTAATATAATAATATAAATAAATTAGTTATGTCAGAAATCAAATTAACAGAACAAGAACTAAAACAAGTTCAAGAGCTTCGTACAAAATACGCAACAATCACTGCTCAATTAGGTCAGCTTAAAGTAGAGCAAATCATCGTTAACGAGCAAACCAATCGCTTAAGCGAGTTAGAATTGGAATTTACTAAAGAATATTTGTCTATTCAAACTGAAGAAGAAAAGCTAGCTGCAGCCATTACTACTAAGTATGGAGAAGGCGAAATTGATGTAGAAACAGGAGTAATTACTATACTCTAATCTTCTGTTTGACCAAAACAAACCATATTTATTAGTAGATAAATAATCTTTTAACAACCAAATCTTAAACATAAAAACACAATGGCAGAAAAAATCGTTAGCCCCGGTGTCTTTACCGAAGAAAAAGATTTGTCGTTCTTACCTCAAGGAATTGCCGGTATTGGAGCAGCATTTGTAGGACCAACAACAAAAGGTCCAGCAATGATTCCAACATCAGTAACTTCATATAGCGAGTTCGTTCAAATTTTCGGTGATACCAATCCAAATTTATACTTACCTTACGCAGCTAAGGAGTATTTAGCAAATTCAGGACAATTAACAGTTGTTCGTACTTTACATGATGATGGATATGAATTATCAAGTCCTTTAGCGTTAGTAGCTACTGGTTCATTCGGTTCTAGACATATTGCATTAATTCACCCTTCGCAAGTAGTTTCAGAGACTACTGCATTTTATAATGGTACTACTCCATTGTTTCAAGCATCAGCATTAACTTCAAATATCTCAGGATCGTTCGTAATTAACGTATCTGGTTCATATACAGTTGATACCGCTGCATTCCCTAACGCTGTAGGAAATGGATCTGCTATTTATAGCGCTTCATTAAATAGCTCAAATGCTAACTTTTTAACTAAAGTATTTAGCAAGACTGCTAACACAACTTCAACTCCAGGTTATTTGTATACAATGTTTACTAAAGCTGCATCAGCTTCATTAGCTGCTGACCCTGCTTGTACTATTTCTATTCAAACTGGATCATTTGATTTCACTGATGGTTATATGGAAGCTCAAACTCCATGGATCATTTCTCAAACAGTAGCAGCTGCTAATCAGAATTTATTCAAATTGCATACTATCGCTGATGGTATTCATTCAAATTACGAAACTAAAGTTGCTATTTCAAATATCAAACCTGCTGGAACAGTAGCTGGATCTGAATATGGTTCATTTACCGTAACAATTCGCGCCGTAGATCAAACTAAATTAAACGCAATTGGTTCTCCATATACAACTCAAGACTCAGATGTTCGTCCTAGTATATTAGAATCGTTTGATAACGTTAATTTAGATCCTAATTCTGCAAGATACATTGCAAGAGTAATTGGTGACCAATATATGACATTTACTTCAGGTAAAGTTATTGTATCTGGAGATTATCCAAGTAAATCTAAATATGTATATGTTGAAGTAGATGATAACGTAGCTAAAGGAGTTTATTCTCCAGAGTTAGTTCCTTTCGGATTTGCCGCTTTATTCAATCCATTACCTTCAGCTTTTGAAAATATACCTTCTGCTAGTTTCGCAACTGCTCAAACTATCAATGGTATTTACAACAAACGTAAGCATTTCGGATTTGAATATGATTTCGTAAACACAGATAACATCAATTACTTAAAACCACTTCCTGCAGCAAATGCAACGATTGGTTCAAATGCTAAATTCTTATTATCTAATTGTTTAGAAGATTCAACTTTAGGCAGTAATGCTATTGACTTAACGACAGCTACTTCAATTGACTCTCGTAAGTTTATTGTTCCTTTCCAAGGTGGTTCAGACGGTATTCAATCTAACCGTAGAATTTTAGTAGGAGCTGATATCGTAGCTGCAAATACTCAAGGATATGATTTATCAAGTGCAACAGCTGCTGATTATTCAGTATACAAAAATGCAATTGATGCAGTATCTAATCCTGATGAGTTAGACATTAATATGATAGCTCTTCCAGGTGTTATTCAAGATGCTCACTCTGCAGTAATTGATTACGCTGCTAATATGTGTATTGACAGAGGTGATACTTTCTTAGTATTTGATTGTGTTGGCTTAACTGGAAATATTGCTGCTGCTACTTCAGCAGTTGAAGCTTTAGATAATAACTATGCCGCTACTTACTACCCTTGGGTGAAAATTGTAGATGCTAATATTAACAAACCAGTATGGGTACCACCAAGTGTGGTAATTCCAGGCGTGTTAGCTTTCAATGATAGAGTAGCTGCTGAATGGTATGCACCTGCAGGTTTAAATCGTGGTGGTTTATCAACAGTATTAGACGCTTATACTCGTTTAACTCACGCTGAAAGAGATGAGTTGTATGAAGGTCGCGTTAATCCTATTGCTACTTTCCCTGGTCAAGGTGTTTGTGTATGGGGTCAAAAGACTCTTCAAGCTAAACCTTCAGCATTAGATCGTATCAATGTTCGTCGTTTATTAATTGCTGTTAAGAAATACATTGCATCAGCTACTAAGTATTTAGTATTTGAAAACAATACAGCAGCAACTCGTAACCGTTTCTTAAATATCTGTAATCCTTATTTGGAATCAGTACAACAACGCCAAGGTTTATATAGCTTTAAAGTTGTAATGGATGAAACAAATAACACTCCAGATATCATCGATCGTAACATTATGTATGGTCAAATATTCTTGCAACCAGCTAAGACCGCTGAATTCATTATTATTGATTTCAACATCTTACCTACCGGTGCAGCATTTGCTCAATAATTAAAATTACAATAAAGATAAAGCCTCTAGAAATAGGGGCTTTTCTTTTGTTTTTAAGTATCATCATATTTATTAATATAAAAAAAACTGATGCCTAATATATAAATGGTATAGTTTTTACAAAAGAAAGATATTTATATTAAAGAAATACTAAACAAAAAAAAACAATGGCTGAATTATTAGACCCAACCGAAATAATGTTTACCGCTTTTGAACCAAAAGTGGCTAACCGTTTTATCATGTACATTGAAGGTATCCCTGCTTATTTAATTAAAGCGACTAATCGTCCAGGTATTACTTTCGGTGATGTGGTATTAGATCATATCAACGTAGAAAGAAAATTAAAAGGAAAAGGACGTTGGAATGATGTATCAATTACTTTATACGATCCAGTAGTTCCTTCAGCTTCTCAAGCAGTAATGGAATGGGTTCGTTTATCTCATGAGTCTGTAACAGGTCGTGATGGTTATTCTGATTTTTACAAGAAAGACATTACTTTCAATGCTTTAGGACCAGTAGGTGATAAAGTTGAAGAATGGACTTTAAAAGGTGCTTATATTGGAGACGCTAACTTTGGTGACTTTGATTGGGCTACTGAAGATGCTGTAAATATTCAATTAACATTGAAATACGATTACGCAATTTTGCAATTCTAATAATTTTAGTATCATCAATATATGTAAAGAGGCCATAGAAATATGGTCTTTTTTACTGTTTAGATATTTATATTAAAGACAAATACAATGAAAACATCAGAATTTAGAAACTTAATCCGCGAAGAAGTTAAAAAAACTTTAAACGAAGGTGGAACTGGTATAGCTGAAATATGTGGGTAA